GTACGAGAAACACATACAGGGTAATGTTTTCGAACATGTGTTCTTGTGTCCGTGTACGAGAAACACATACAGGGTAATGTTTTCGAACATGTGTTCTTGTGTCCGTGTGTGAGAAACATATACAGGGGTGATGTTTTCGAACATGTGTTTGTGAACATAATGGTCTTTGAATAAATCTAAATAACATTATATAATATAATCATCAAATGAAAGAGAGGTAATAAAATGAAATTTGTTACAAGAGATGTACAGGATTTATATGAGAGAAAAGTTGTGGAGGAATTTAGATGGGCATTGAATAAGGGATTATCTATTGATAACTCATATGTCTAAGCTATTGTTATGGCGCGTGGTATATCATATGGGGGTTCTTGTCTTGGTTTTGAGTATGATTTTGATAAATGTATCAAGGCATTAGATATTGTTTATGATTCATATAAACGAAATGAGAGGTTAATTATGACAGATTATGAAGAAAGTTACAAAAATTACCTTGCATGGCTCACTCCTCGTGAGTTATTGAAAGAGTACAAAATAATGAGTTTCCCGTGGCGTTATCGGGAACGTAAGTGGATTAAAGAAGAAATAGAAAGTAGATGTGTGTATTAATGTTGGATGCAATTTTGTGGTTTGTTTTTGGAGCTATATTAATTTTCCCTTATGGTGTATGGTGTGGGGCAAAATGGTCAGGAGGTTATAAGAAATGAAAAATTATTGTGATATGTGCTTTAAATGTAATGATACGGAAATGTGTTATACATGCGAACAGCTCAACGATTGTATGAAATTTAAAGAGTGTTTTGGTTATATTCCCGCTAAAATGTGGGGAGCAATGGCAAGTTTTGACGATATCCTGAGATGTGTAGAGAAATGGAGGATATACAATGAGCAGACCACTAAACAGTAAAAAATCATGGTATAAAGTGTATATAAAAGAATTAAATACACCGAACATCCTTAAAAGCCAGTGTAAATACAAATGTGATTATCTGCTAGTACAGGCATACACAGGGGCAGTCGCAATGGCAATCGTACAGGACTATGTTGTAGAGTTTGAAGAGAATTTTCGTCCCGTTTACTATAACAAATTAGAGGGAGGTGTTCCGATTGACAACAGAAAAGTCTTATTTGAAGAAGAGTAAACCACAAGGTCTTATAAGAACAAAAGACGATTATACACCGCTTGCGTTGGAACTAACGTGGGATATGAAAGACGTTAGAAAAGAGTATTCACGTTTGAGATCAATCTGGCGTAAACGTTATGAAAGATTACTGAAATCTGACTATAAAGATATCAACCTTGTAACGGATCGACCGATCCAACGTTACAAACGGTTGGAAGATATAACAAGTGATAGAGAACTCTATCACTTGTTGTCCGAACTAGCAACTATTATAGGATCAGATCGAACCACAATAACAGGATTGAAAAAACGAGAAAAAGAACAGATGGTACACATTAACGATGTGTACGGAACAGAGTTAAAAACGCATGAGGATTTCCTAAATTTTGGGCGTTTTATGGAACAACTCAGAGATTTTGCATCAGATAGAATATATGATTCTGATTTTGCTGTTGAGTTATATTCTGATGGTGAAAAGCTGAGTACAGGCAAAATGTTAGAGCTATATAAGGAATTTTTGAAAACGGGATCTCGAAACATTTCAAAATTGAAATCTGGAATAGCAAAGAAAGAAAAAGCAAAACGTCAGAAAAGGAAAGCGGGTAAACGTAAACGTAGGAGGTAACACATGGAAAATCTGTATACTGTCGACACATATAATTATACTAGAATACAGAATTTACCATGTTTACATGATACTAGATCTAATAGAGGAAGTAAAAAAGCAAAAGGTTATAAAAATTGCATGTGTGCTTTCGATATCGAAACAACTAGATTGGAAGATATCGAGCAGTCAATAATGTATATCTGGCAGTTTTCAATTCTTTTTCTCGACGATCTACATATTGACACTATAATAGGAAGAAATTGGTCAGAATTTGAGCTTTTTCTGGATCAGCTTATGAATGATGATAACTATTCATATTACATGATTTTTGTTCATAATCTTTCATATGAATTTCAGTTTTTGCGTGGTATATACACATTTTCACCGGACGAAGTTTTTGCAATTAAATCACGCAAAATACTGAAATGTGAAATGTTAGAGAGGTTTGAGTTTCGGTGTTCATATTTGCAGACAAACATGTCATTAAATACGTTTACTTCAAAGATGAAAGTAGAGCATCAGAAATTATCTGGTGAAACATTCAATTATGAGAAAAAACGCTATCCATGGACGCCATTAACTGATTATGAATTGCAGTATAGTATTAATGATACAATCGGACTAGTTGAAGCAATGTATAAACGTATGATACTGTCAAATGACAATTTATATACACTTCCCTTAACGTCAACCGGTTATGTACGTCGTGAAACGAAAAAAGCAATGTATGGATGGGCCAGAAAACACAAGGATATTTTTCCGACTATAGATGTTTTCGATCTGCTAGAGGAGGCGTTTCGGGGTGGAGACACTCACGCTAATCGTTATTACTCAGGAACAGTGATACATGCAGACGGTAAAAAGATTCTGGGAATCGGTTCTTATGATAGATCATCCTCTTATCCTGACGTTGTGTTGAATTGTGTTTTCCCTATGACACGTTTTGTTTATATCGGATCAATAACTGAGAATGACATAGAGAAGAAACTGGATAGAGGAAAAGCACTATTATTCCGGTGTAAAATTATAGGCATTGAACAGATCGACAAGTATTACGGAGCACCCTATATTTCATATTCAAAATGTAGAAATGTTTCCAGTGAAACATTGGATAACGGACGTGTTTTAAGTGCTGACTATATCGAAACAACGCTCACTGATATTGATTATGAGATAATGAAACGTGAGTACAAATGGAAACATTTTGAAATAACAGAGTGTTATGAAAGCAAATACGGAGTATTGCCAGAACCGTTGAAAGGCATTTTCCGTAAATATTATACGGACAAAACAGAATTAAAAGGTATAGTAGAGCAGGAACTTTTTTACAATCTACAAAAGGCGTTGCTTAATGCCGGATATGGAATGATGGTTCAATCGCCCGTAAAACAGTCATTAATATTCACAGAATCGGCAGAAAACATATATACAGTTGATGAAAATGTTTCACGTGAAACATTACTTGCAAAATATAATAGAACTGCATTTCTTCCTTATCAATGGGGTGTATGGGTAACCGCATGGGCACGCCTGCGATTGAAAGAGGGTATAAACATAGTTGGAGATCGTTACGTTTACAGCGATACGGATTCAGTAAAATATATAAAAGTAAGAGGTGATAATATTGACGAGTTATTTGATAGATACAATTCTGAGAGAAAAGAGCAAAGTATCTCCAATTCCGCATACGCTACAGACCGACATGGCGTTAAACATTATATGGGGGTGTATGAATTCGAGGATAAGTATATTGAATTCTCCACCATTGGTGCTAAAAAATATGTCTATAGAACTAAAGATGGAAAACTACACGCAACAATCGCAGGAGTTAATAAAAAGCTTGCACCAGATGAGTTGGAAGAACATGGAGGAATTGAAGCTTTCAAAATTGGATTTACCTTTTTACGATCAGGAGGAACTGAAAGCGTGTACAATGACGTTCCTTATGGGGATTTCACCGTGGAAAATCATGTTTTAAAAATTACACAAAATGTAGTTATCAGACCGTCAACTTACACAATAGGAATAACAGATGAGTACCGTAGGATTTTGGCAGACGCAAGAACATTAAAAGAATTTAAAGAGACGTTTGACAAAAATTAACATATGTGTTATAATAATTCATGTAAAGATATTACAGGGAGGTGAGAACATGAAAATCACAAGAGAGTTAACAGTTAACAAAATTAATGTTATCTGCTACGATCCAGAGAACAAATGTGAGATTACAAAAGAATTAGTCTTAATTGGAAATCTCACAGACGATCAGATCAGCAAAGAGATCAAAAAAAGAAATTTTGGAATCGTTATCGATTGGGAGCGAAACGAGGAAGAAACTAAAATCTATGGCATGGACGCTGAAACGTTTTTAATGCACGCAACTTTCACAAAATCACCAAAAGGAGAACTAAATCATGGCAAAGAATTATAAGATCATTAAATCATCAGGAAACCTTAATACCTATTCAGAATACGATCTTATCGAGTCACCAGCAATCGTTTCACTTAAAAACGTAGAAAACAAAGGACTTATCTGCGTTGGAGCGTGGGCAAAATATCTTACCACCGACAATATCGGAAATGAAATAACCTGCATTTCAGTGCAGGACGCAAACACAGGAGATGTATTCTCAGGTCAGTCAGCAACTTTCAGAGAATCATTCGAGGATGTTGTTGATCGTGTTTCTGATATGGATGATGCTCAAGATATGTTTTTCATCGAGGTTCTTCACAGACAGTCAAAAGCAGGCCGTGATTACCTCATTTGCGCGCTTGTTTCCCCAGATCGTGCGCTTGCCCGTATGGGATATACTGAGAAGAATATTCCTATGCCAGAGACACAGAAATAATATGTTATCTTTATATGAGAACAGCGGGTATCTTTCGATACCTGCTGTTTTGGGATATGGCCAAAAGTTCAATTATGTATGGGGCGGACGAGGTACGGGGAAAACTTATGGAGGTCTCGAATACTGTATTGAACACAAGAAAATTTTCGTGTATATGCGATCCTTGCAGGCGCAGATTGACACAATCAAAATTCCAGAGCTTTCACCTTTTAAAAAGCTTAACAAAGACAAGGGATGGTCAATCTATCCAAAAACGATTGGAAAAAATGTCGCAGGATTTTACAACACATACACAGATGATAACGGAAAACTGGTGTATACAGGCCCGATTCTAGGCTATGCAATCGCCCTAAATACGTTTGCTAACTTACGTGGTTTTGATGCATCAGACGTGGAAATTGGAATATATGATGAATTTATCCCTGAGAAACGTGAACGTAAAGTTGAAAATGCAGGATATGCTTTTAAAAATGCATACGAAACAATGAACCGAAACAGAGAGTTAGATGGTGAAAAACCTATTCAGTTCTTACTCTTTTCCAACTCAGAAAATCTTTCTTGCAATATGTTTATTGAGAACAACTTAATGGAAAAAGTATCTGCAATGGATATCAGAAAACAGTCAGTGTCAATCATGCAGGAAAGAGGGATCGGACTTTTTAACTTATTCGATTCACCTATTTCAGAGCGCAAGAAAGAAACAGCGCTATATAAAATGTCTGGAGCGGATTCAAATTTCAATCGTATGGCGCTAGGAAATGAGTTCTATTCCGCGGATTACACAGGGATAAAACCAACAAACATCAAAGAGCTAATACCGTTATGCCGTATGGACTCCATTACAATCTACGAGCGGAAAAACAAAAATACAATATACGTTACCCGTCATCACTCGGGTAACCCACCAACATACACACAGTCTGACAAGGATATCAAAGCTTTTCGCAGAGACTATGTGTATCTCTGGGATATGTACCTTTCAAACAAAATCACTTTCGAAGACATCACATCGAAATCACTATTTGAAAATTATTTCAAGGACAAGTATTGACTTGTCCTTTTTTCTTTGCTATAATCTGTCATAGAAAGACAAGTGTTCGTGGCACACGTACAGCACGTTGGGAGCGTGAGATCATAAGGATCTAATGTGCATGAGTAGGTACAGCTCAAGAATTTGTAGCACTTAATCTTTCGTCACATATGTGGAGTGTCACAGCCCACATATGTTTTGTTTCACGTGAAACATTTCTCACCTTTATTTAATGTTTCACGTGAAACATATTATATGTTGTGCTAATATATAATGGAGGTGAAATATGGACGTTAACTCGTTATCAACTCTTATCAGTAACATTGGTGTGCCTTGTGCATGCCTTATTGCGACTTTCTACTTATGGCAGAAAGAAACGGATGCTCACAAGGAAGAAATGAAAAACATGACAGACGCACTCAACAACAATACTCAGGCACTAACCAAACTCACAGACCATATTACAGGAAGTGAAAAAAATGACGATTAACTACAACAAAAATATCAGAGGTGTGTACATCGTCACAACGAACACAGAGCCTCTGATGATCAGGGCAGAGCCTAACTTAGACGGAACAGTTATCGCAGAAATGCCGAAAAACACGAAATGCATCTGTCTAGGATGTTATTCTGGAAACTGGTATGCAGTAACATACGAACATGACGGTATCATTTCCACAGGCTTTTCTCACAAAAACTATCTCAGGAGGGATTACAAAATATGACATTAGACAACTTAATTACACTCATTACAGCAGGATTCACAAAAGAAGAAATCCTCACAATGTCAGGCACAACCACCCAGCGTGCCCCGCAGCCACAGCCACAGCCACAGCCACAGCCACAGCCACAGCCACAGCCACAGCCACAGACACAGTTCTATGGACAGAACTATCCGCAGGCACCGGTGCAGGGTGTACAGGAATATGCACAGCAGTTTCCACAGATGTTTCCACAGGCACAGGCACAGGCACAGCCACAGGCATATCCGCAGACACAGCAGATTCAGCAGATCAGTGAACAGAATGATGTTCTGAATGCTCTGAAAAGTCTCACAAGTGCGGTACAGAGTAACAACGTTAATCTGATGCAGAACACAGTTCCCAAACAGGTTACAACAGAAGATGCTATAGCAAGCATTATCAATCCGCCAAACTATGATGGTTTGACAGGGGGTGAAAAATAATGGCGAATACATTAAGTTTCGATCAGATCAGCACAGTGCTGAATGATATCGTTAAACAGGCCACAGGCGTTGAAACTATGAAAGCAACGGACACAAGTTCGTTCGTAGCACAGGCACAGACAGCGTTACTTGTGGGTAATGACAGGATTATGAACAGCATTTCTCAGGTATTAGACAGGACGATCTTTTCCGTAAGACCATACAACGCTAAATTTAAGGGACTGAGAAGAACTACACAGCAGTGGGGAAACCATGTGCGTAAATTGGGGATGTTAGACGATGATTGGGAAAACGATCAGAGGCAGCCACTTGATGATGACACAGCGGTCGACATGTACAAGATCAAAAAAGGAAAAGTTTTACAGACTAATTTCTATGGTGGTCAGGTATTCCAGAGACATAGAACGTACTTTCGAGATCAGTTAGATCAGGCTTTCAGAAATCCAGATGAGTTTGGACAGTTCGTGAGCATGTACACTCAGAACACGATGGACATGATCGAACAGGCACATGAAAGTATGGCAAGAGCATGTGTGGCAAACTATATCGGTGCTAAAAACATCTGGCAGACAGAAGTTACAGCAAGTACAGCTGGATATACCGGAGAGCATGTTGTTAAGCTGCTCACGATGTACAATACCGAGAACGGAACAAAGTTAACCGCTAATGATGTAAGAAAAGCGGAGAATTTCCCGAGTTTTTATAAATGGGCTTGTGCTAAGATCATGACTTACATGGACTTTTTCACAGAGAGAACAACTCGATTCCATGCGAATATTACGGGAAAAGATATTGCACGGCATACTCCGCTGAGTATGCAGAACATCATGATTTTTAGCCCGGATCTTCATACAGCAGATACAACGGTTCTGAGTAACACGTTCCATGACCAGTATCTCAAAATTGCGACAAATGAAAAGGTTAATTTCTGGCAGACACTTGACAGTCCGATGGATATTAATGTAACGCCTTCCGTTATGATTCCGAATGGAAGTATTGAAAAGGGAGAAGCTCAGGCAATGAGCAACATCTTTGCCGTACTGTTTGATGAGGAGGCTATGGGGATTACTACTATCAAACAGTGGAGTAGCACGACACCTTTCAATAGTGCAGGAGGGTACTGGAATATCTATTATCATTTCACAGATCGTTACTGGAACGATCTTACAGAGAATGGTCTTGTTTTTGTTCTGGAATAGGAGGAAATAATAATGGCGGTAACAGTCAATTTTAAAACGGCAAGCAAAAGAGTTAATTCTACGGAAATTGTCGGCGGTGATGTTACCGCCGTTTCCTGTAATATAAATGAGCCATGTTCTATTGAAAATCCACAGATCATACTGAGAAATGGCGGATCGGCGCCGAGTTGGAACTACTGTGAGATCAAAGAGTTTGGCAGGTCATACTGGGTTGAAGATTGGGAATACAGAAACAACACTTGGATTGCACATTGCGTTGTGGATGTATTGGCCACGTATCGGGATACAATACAAGCTAGCAATTTGTTTTTTATTCGCAGTTCCAATAGTTTTGACGGCGATGTCATGGATACTTTATACCCTACATTGTCAACACCTGTGAAGAAAAGAACAGTTGTTAACGAGGGTTTATTTCCGGTTGCTGAGTATGGACTGAATCAGGGCTATTTTGTATGTGGCATTGTAGGTGAAGATGGTCTTACCAACTTCTATGCGTTTATTCCTACTAACTTCGCAGATTTTTGCTCAAAGATATTTTCCACTCTTGATTGGGCGAACATCTCAGGTCAGCAGATTACAGATAGTTTGCTAAAATGTTTGTTCAATCCGTTTCAATATCTGACAAGTGTTATGTGGTTTCCTTGTGAAAATGTTGGCGCAGGAAGTACGCAGGTTTCAGAGGTTAAGTTTGGTTTTTGGTCTTGCGATGTGACTGCGTTGAAGTTGGGTAATAAGCCTTTTTATAGCAGGTCTTTTAACATGCCAGTTTCACAGCATCCGCAAGTTTCACGTGGAACATTTCTTAACGCTTCGCCGTTTCGCAGGATTCAGTTAACCATTGATCCGTGGGGTACGTTCGATATTGACGGAGGAAAAGTTGCAAGTGCTGAGAGCGTAACAGTCAGCGAAACTATTGACTGTATGAGCGGAGTTGGTGTTATGTCAGTGAGCGCAGGAGGTGTTACTTTATATAGTGGATATGCACAAATTGGAGTTAACATACAGGTGAGTGATTTACGGGCAAACATTATTGAAAGTGGAAGTAATTTGCTAAGTAGTATCGGGAATTTATTTTCTGGCAATTTTTTGGGAAGTGCGTCAGGAGTTGCAAACGCAGTTGAGAGTGCAATACCTGATGTGCATACAAGAGGTGTTAATGGTACATTGTTATCAATAGCACGCATACCTTTCGTTATTGAAACGTTCTATAAGATCACGGATGAAGATCGTGCAGACAATGGTAGGCCATACATGAAAAACGGCACAATGCAGGCTTTAGGTGCTGGGTATTATGTGGTTGAAAATGGTTCTATCAATGTGAGTGGAGCAACCCGAAACGAAAAAGAACAGATCAAACAATTCCTTGAGGGGGGTGTATATTATGCGTAGCTTTCCTGCAAGCAATATTTCAATGTTTGTCGCACTTATGACAAGCGCTAACTCAGGTCAGAATCCGTGGGGATCTGGTGGAGCTGGTGGAATCGGTGGGTTGATGCTACAAGCGTGGCAGTGGATCGTTGACCGTTGCAATGCTCCAGACGTGGGATACAATCAGGACTATAGAAATGAGCAGACAGTCAATGGAATAACTTACTATGATTGTAGCTCTTTAATTTTCTATGGTCTGGGACATGCGGGTTTTGAAGTCAATTTGACGGCATGGCCTTTTACTACAGAATCAATGCCAACGATACTGAAAAATCTCGGTTTTGAGGAAATAATATTACCTGCCGATTATACTGATTTCAAATTTCAAAAAGGTGATATTCTGTGGATACATGACACATCACTCGGAGGTCATCAGCACACAGAAATGATGTATGATGAAACACACTCTATGGGTGCGCACAGCAAAAAACTTCCATTGCCTGATCAGGTGAGTATTAATACGTACACAGTGTGGGAAAGTACGATACACTATTGGAGAGTGTACAGATGGCCTTTTTCCGGTGGTGATTGGCAGGTTGGAGGAAACAGTGAGTACTTTGGTGATCCCACCGCTAACCTGTGCGGAAACAATGAAAAAGCCATAAATAACGCAACTGTGATTTTAAATTATTTTAAATCTCAGGGATGGAGTGTAAATGCTATTGCAGGTCTTTGCGGAAATATTCAACAGGAAAGCACTTTTAATCCCGCATTGATTGAAATTGGAGGTACTGGACACGGGCTTGTGCAGTGGACACCACCGACCGATTTATATAAAGTTATTGACGTATTATATGGAAGTCATGATGATTGGTATGATGGTCAGAAACAGTTGAGTGTTATTTTTGCAGAGTTTCAGCAAAGCTCTGGAATTAAAAACTGGGGTATCGAGCCACAATGGTATAGTACAAGTGCGTACCCTTTAAGTTGGAGAGAGTGGAGTGTTAGTACACAGGATGCAGGATATCTTGCACTTGCTTTTCAGGCAAACTATGAAAGACCTGCTAGTATACATCAGGAACGTGCCGGATATGCTAGAGCGTGGTTTGATTATTTTAATAATTTGTAGGAGGTGAATATATGTTTGGATGTAATACAGGTGTCGGTGCTCCTGTGATGTATAATTATATCAATCAGTATAATAGTAGCATATGCCCGAGCACTAACCATTGCAAAAATACTCAGTTGTTTTGGTATTTTCAGAGATATCTATTGCAGAAAGCTATTTCTGTGATGAAATGGGATGTGCCGGACAACTGGGATAAGGATTATTTTCTTTATTGTTTGTACTGTTGGGGTACGGTTGCTATCATCAATACGGACAAGTTTGGTGTAATTCCACAGGGATGTACACTTAAGGGGTACAATGTTTTTTACAGACCGGCGCAGGCGGTCATCAACAATCCCTTGTTAAAAGGTGTGATTGAACCCGTGATTGGAGAACAGTGTGTTCTTTTTAAATGTACCGCCGACTATGGTGGGATCATGGATTTAGTAGGAAGATATGCTAATGAAATGGCTATTGCTATGGAATCTCTGGACATGAACGTAATGAACAGCAAGCTTGCGTATGTATTCAGAGCAAGGAATAAAGCGGGAGCGGAAAGTCTGAAAAAAGTCATGGATCGGGTCATGAGAGGTGAATTAGCTGTTTTCTATGACGAGAAACTCAGGATTCAGAGAGGAGATCAGACGGAGGAACCATGGGATTATTTTGTTAATAATTTGAGACAGAACTATATTGCAGGCGATGTTCTGGACACATTGCGGAGATTAGAAGAACTGTTTTGTACTGAGGTCGGCATCCCGTCTGCCAGATCGGATAAAAAAGAAAGAATGATATCTTCCGAAGCTGAGAGCAACGATGTTGAAACTTCAACTAGGATGGAAATGTGGTTAGATGGGTGGAAGAAAAGTTGCGCTGATGTTAAGAAAATGTTTGGTATTGATGTTTCTGTAAATTGGAGACACAACCCAAATAAAAATGTTTCACGTGAAACATCAGGAGGTGATGATGATTGAGTCTATTAACCGTTGAGGGGTTATATAACTATGACAATACATTGTTTGACGGTTTCAATGTTCCCGAAGGACTTGTGAAACAAATTGCTATTGATGCAATTTTGATGCGAACTAGGGAATTGGAAATTTTATATCCCGATTTTACTTATATGAAAAATCGTATTACAATATGGAGTAACAAGTATCAAATTAACTGGAAAAAGTTATATGATACGACAGTATTAGAATACAACCCGATCGAAAACTATGATCGGATGGAAGATTGGACGGATACTGACGATGAAACAACTTCCAGTGCTAGAGATAACACCATAAAAAGCACTAGCACAAATGAAATAACGAACAGCGTTAACATAACAGATCAAAATACGGCTTTCAATGCAGGTCTTGCCGATCATGCAAAACAGATCACAGACGGAGATACTACAGAAAATGGTAGTATTACAAATACGGAAAAAGAAAATGTAAATGATGGAAGAACCGGAACGCATACAAGAACCGGAAGATCACACGGAAATATAGGTGTCACTACTTCACAGCAGATGATACAGAGCGAAAGGGATTTAGTTGTTTTCAATCTCTATGATGTAATTGCAGAAAGTTTCATCGAAAATTTTTGCTTAATGATATATTGATAGGAGGTAATATATTATGAGTATGGAAAATTTAGGTCCTTATACTAATTTCCACGAGTTAAATCAGGACTGGTTTTTACAGGAATTTAACAAACTTATAGCGCAGTGGAAAGCAATGCAGAAAAATTTTGACAACTTGCAGGATGCTTTTAACGATCTGAAAAGTTATGTACAGGATTATTTCAAAAATTTAGATGTGCAGGATGAAATTGATAACAAACTTGATGAACTTGTTAATAGTGGAAAATTTGATACAATACTTGATAACTATTTTCAAAAAAAATGCAACACAAAAAAACCAGCCATTAACATGATTAATGATGTATCACTAACATCGGGATGCTTTTGCATCACTCAGGGATATTACACGCAAGGCGACGCTGGCAATGCTATGTATTACATTACGGATTTACCTGATAGTGATGTTTTATGCGTTAAATTAAAAAATAATTTATATGCTAGATTATGCTTTAACAATTACACAATTAATATCTGCGCGTTAGGAATAATAAATACAGACGATATTGGCGCATTAATAAATGCATTATTGAAAGTAAAAGCTTCCAAGTGGCATACAATTTATTTGCCATATGGTACTTACACATTAAATACTCCAATAATTAGCGACAATGTAACAAATTTTAAAATTTTAGGTGATTATGGATCAACGGTTATAAACGCTAATTCTGACGCTATTAGATTGTATGGGGCTAGCTACTCAGAAATAGAAAATATCATATTTAAAGGTAACAATGAAAATATTGGATGGGCTTTATCAGACAAGAATCATGATACACAA